TGCGGGAACGTCAACGCTGCCTGCTGTGTTATATTCACACCAAGTTTTGTTAAATACTCATCAATCTCTTTTTCCTTTGTTGCATAGTCATAGAGTGCCTTCTGTGTCTGTGCCATAGTTCTTCGTGGACCAACGCCAGTAGCAGCACCAGCAGCTCTTACGCCTTCAAGTACACCCGGACCACGTGCGCCAGCACTTCCGAAGTATGTCTCACGAAGAGGCCTGCTGATACCCTCTCTCAGCGACGGTAATGCTTGCTCATAGTAAGCTGGGTACTTTCCCTGCATAAGCCTTTCAAGATTCTGGCTTACGAACTCAGAGGTAAGTCTTAACCTGGGTTCCGTAAAAGAGTAAGTAGGCAAAGTCACTACACTTGCAGGAGTAGTCCCGCCTTTCTTATTCCTTCCAAGATAACTCCCCAGAAGACTCGTACCCGCTCCCAACGTAGCCATAGCAAACGAAGCGGTTAAAGGGTCCATTTTTATTCCTCCTTTTATACTGAAATTTCCGTTATTGTTATACTAGACGCCATTACTCCTCCGAGTAATCTAGTGCCACCCTGCCCATTAAAAGTAAGCTGACTTCCATCTGTTGAGCCTGCCCTGACCTTAAATGTAGTTGCACTTGTAGTTCCTGCTGTCATATAATGCGTGAAACAAATAGAAGCTGCAAAGTTATTATCACCGCCAGAACCCTCCGCAGCCGCTAAAGCATTCGCAGTAGTATCCTGAAACAATGCAACTACCGGACCACGATTACTTGTAGCAGTAGCACCGCAGAAAACCACGTCTATTTTAAGTCTGTTCGTAGAACTCGTCGGTGTAATAGCCAAGGTCATGTATTCATCCCCTTCAGTATTTTGAGGGATGCTGTCATCGTTCGGCATGGTAGTATTCCCGGTAGCAGAAGCTCCAGTCTGCGTGTAAACTTGTTTAACCATGCCGTTGGTAACAGACCCAGAATCTGCAAGAGTTATCAAGTTATCCTTACCACTTCTGAGATATACTCCAGTAGTTCCTGCATCATCATCATATACAATCAATCTCCCCTCAGGAACAGTAGCAAGTGTAGGCGCCGTAGATGTAAAATTTAATCCCGTTGATTGTTGTTGTATACCCCGAAGAATTCTTTCAGTCTCTGGGTTGCTATGTGTATCAAGTTTATCAATGCTCATACGATCACCGGTTCTGGGGTATAAAGCCCCTTTACTTCTTTCAGTATAAATGATACTTGGTCACTCTTATAAAACCTCAGACTCAATTGCCGTCCCGTCGCTATACTTGGAAAGAACGAATCCCAACGCTTCGGTGTCAACGATAGATCTATCTGGAAAGTCTTCTCTCCACTCAAGTCCGGGTCATACTCATCATACCTGTTGCCAGTAGAATCAGTACCAGCAATATCAACCTTCCAGTACACAATAAGAGATCCTGGCGATTCATCATCTGACTCTGTATAATAAACATTTATCTTTTTAAATATCTTATCAACCATAGGCTGGTCAAAGTTCCTGAAACCTATGTCATATATCCATGTAACAGCATCCTCGGCATACGTTGTACCACGCCTGTAATTAAACTTCACAACATACCCATCAATAAAGTAGACCTGCGGGTTACTTGCCGTAGTATCAGCAGCAGTGAACACAATACAATACTGTATCCAGTTGTTTGCTGTATTCGTTATATTGCTGCCATTTGTATTGGTATATCCAGCATCAGGTAGCCACTGTTTAAACGTAACAGTTGCACCAGCGTCGGAGAAAGTAACTGCTGCTCCTCCATCTGTCAACGATACCTGAAAATCATTAACGTTCTTATTAACAACATAGTACATAATAGTATTTGATAAGCCGGTTGGTGCGGTTCCGTAACCTATAACCACGCGATCTCCGTTCTCCAGCCCATGACCCACTGCATCAATCTGGTTATTCGCAAAGTCAGCAACACAACTGGTAGCATCTTCAACAGCTGCCTGCGTCGCTCCGGTACGCATAAAGAGAATGATGTCATCACCACTCGCTTTATTCTCATTCCAGAATAGCTGGTCAAGTGTTTCAGCGTTGACTTGGAAAGCCGGTGACTCCCAAATGCCGTTAGTTTCCGAGCTTGTTAATGCAGCATTCCAGTTTCTCATCTTGCCGAGAATGGCTCTCGTCATCTTAAACGCTACTGTATCCTCATACCCCTTTCCTTTCAACTCATATACTCTTGTGGTAGCACTCTGCCCACCACCACTCCCATCCTGACGTGCATAGGTATAGAGCTTTGCCCTTATATCCGTAACACCTGTTAATGTAATTCCCGTAATTGTTGTATCTATTGTATCGCTACTATCCTGATCGCCACTGGCTGATACGCTTATAACAGATGTAGGAGATCCTTCTCCTGCACCAGCATCAAGATCAAGCCAGGTACTCCCATTGTCAGTAGAATACTGAACCCTTGCACTAGCCGATGCCTGGTTCGCAGATGCCCCTGAGGACGTCTGAGCGCGCACGTACGCCTTGAAATACACTTCAGTGAGGTCACGGGCTTTCCCAAACGTATGCGTTGAATACAGGGTCTCTGAGGTCGTTCCCGAGCCTGCCTGTGTACTGTATGATTGCCAGTAAGTATCAGTATCTTCATCTATCGTATAGAATCCGAACCCTTCATTACCACCTGTGGTATAAGCATGGGTAGTATCAGTCTGCTGGATCCAATCAATCCCTTCCTTGTCATCCCCACCATCCTGCGTGCTATCATCAGTATTGGTCATTAGCACTCGCCCATCATAAGTGCTAGTTGCATCAGTAAACCCGTTGGAAGAAACAGTGCCATAAGCTGGACAGTACACATAATTGTTTACTCCGTCCCACGTATCCTGTTCTCCTATCTTCTTGATAAACCTGAACTTAGCAACATTGTCCAACGTATCGGCAGGAGATGAACCACCTGTCGTTGGGTAAAGTACAATCTGCCCTTCGGTTGTTGATATGTCTGAGTTCAGCTTAACATAATATCCTGAGCCATAATCGCTGTAACCCGTTGGGTTATTCGGCTGATCATACATGACTATAGCACCATCAGGGAACACGGTAGTTGTACAGGAAGAACTCTTGAACATCCTGAAATTAAAGAAGTTAGACGTTGTCTTGTCCCCAGATCCTGTCCCAGTAGTACCGTTGGTACCAGCAGCGTTGGAATCATCAATGTAAATAAACTTGTCATCGTCGTCTGTTATCTCAACCCAACCCGTTGGCGGATCAACATCTGCCTGATCCCAGAAGATACACACGTTGTCAGGTATTGTGCTGGCAGAAGTAATAGAACCTATTTCAATATAAGGACTTGCCTCAGTTCCTCCTACGAACGTATTGCTGTTCGTGCCTTCATTACACTGGGTCTTTGTTCTGAGCTTATAGATAGTATCCACAATCTCAGTCTGATAAACGAACCCATTAACACTATCACCATAGTACACGTCACCACCCTCGTCACCTCCGGTTCTGGACATGATAACGTTGGCGTTGATATTGTCATAAGCCAAGGCCTGACGCTTCATGTTATAGCGCATAACCTTGTTATGATAGCTAACTGCTTCTGTCTCATCAGTATACGCAGCAACAACAGTTCCTTCCTTCTCAACGTAATGCGCAACTGTATCATTATAATTGGCTTGCAGTATTTCTGACGTATCAAACTCGTCTATGATTGGCTCTAACCCAACGCCAGTAAATCTGTACCAATGGTCCCAACCCAAGAATATAACTCCATACGGTGATTGAACTATTGACCATGGAGCTGGTGATCCAGTGAAAACAATCGGGTCATCAGCGTACCACGTCGTTGGATCAGTTCCTGACACAGGCGTTGTGATATGTAACTTCCTGATAGTATTGCGTTTAATGCATAACATAACTCCCTGATGAACCGGTATCCCGGTAATCTTATCGCCGTCCTCAGGAGATATTTCCATGTAACTCAAATCAGTAGTCTGAGTTATGTACCACGGCAAATACGGTGCCGCATAATATATCCAGCTATCATTGTTTGGATCACCAGAAACGAATAGACGTTCACGATGCACCTCAAGCAAATTGCCAGTAGGCATATCATCAGTAACCACAGCCATATTTGCACCAAGCCCAGCATCAGCTGTATTATCTGAGTATGTAGTAGTACTATTATCAGCTATTGTGGTAAGGAGTTTAAGCGTTGATCCGCCGCCTTCTGTGCGGTAGATCTTACGGGCCGTACATCCTGCCGGACCCAACGGTATATTTGAAAGCTCTATCTTCTGGTTACTTGCATCACATGTCACCGTGTTTGAAACAGCACCGTTGACTATATCAGAACCAGAAACAGTAAATACTACCGCATAATAATAAGCATCCTGATCAAGATTACCTGCTCCTGAACCAAGCACAGCCTTGCACGCACCCAGTTCCCAGGTTACGTCGTTAGACCCATCGTAGCAGAACAGATTGTCAAACCCGTTCCCCATGATACAGATATCCTTATACGTAACAAAGCCCAGACGCTTCCCAGTATTACCCAACGATCTGATTTCTGTGAACGTCCCAGCAGAGTCATCGCCAACGTAAACCTTGTTCTCATGCGCCATTAGAGTCTGGGCCGTGCCATCTGTCTTGTAGAAGCGGTACAAGCCTACAACAGCACCAGTCCCAACGCTTGCAGTATTATAGTATGCGATTGGGTTTCTTTTTGACACGGCACCAGGTTCATCTTCAAACCTACAGTTCTGTGCTACTTCAACCCATTTCGTTTTAAGGTCAAGGTCTTCAACCTTGTTGTTCATTCCAGGCAGAGCCTTGATATACCATTGCTTTAATTTAGAAGTTATCGGCATAATCCTACCATATGTTACGGTAATTTCTCATTACCATTCTGTCTTCAGGATCTTCCTCTTTCTCGTCACTTCTCTCACTGATATAATTCTTGATACGCCCATAATACGCGTTCCACGCATCATTGGACTTATCTCCCCATCCCCTTGTCTTGTATCCAGTAGCCACAACAAAATCAACCATTGAAAGCTGCAACTCTCTTGGCACACCAGTAGGCTCTGAGGTATCAGAAGACATATCAGTGTAATCTTTTGAATAATACACATGCGAATAGTTTGTACCTGCATTGGTACTATTCGGTTTCGGAAAGTACCCTATAATATCCTCCTCAATATCCCAGTAATACCTCTGGGGAGTTGAATCACTTGCACTCATCCATCCCGACGTATCCTGACTTAACCTTTCCCGTGACGTCTGAGTTAACCTTTTCCACCTCGTACCATTCTGGTAATAATAAACTTCATTGATGGCAAGGATCCCTGTAAAATTACCAGTCAATCCGTACTCACCGGTACTCTCAATTGTAGTCAAATACCCGTTAGTTTTTATACACTTTGACCTCTTCGCTACGTCGTGCCCGGCAAGATCTATCCAGGTATTGAGCTCTGCATTTGACCAGAAAGACGCCGTAGTCTCGCCGAGCTCCTTGCGTATAAGATTTCTAAGCGCTTCTCTGTTCATGCTCGCTCCTTACGTTGGTTTCTTTTCTGCTTCTGTTATTTGTTTCTGCAATTCCTGCAACTTCTCATTCAACTGCGTAAACTCCTGCTGCATCGCCCCCATTTTCTTGGTAATATCATACGCCTCTGACTTCAACTCCAGCAAACTTTTTCCCATACATTCCTCCTTTTTTAAGTTATGCTATCACTACTATTGACTGTGTAAAAGGCTTCGCGCCAAAACTATATGGTCCAGTCGGAACAGTTATCGTATCATCAGGGGTGCTATTAGGGTCAGCATTAAAATAATTTGAGTTCTGAAACCTAATCTCATCCATTCTACCCTGATGGTAATTTGAGCTATTGTATGTTCCTATTTGTAACGGAGCAGCAAATGTATCAGTATCACTGGTCGTTCCATACAAGACTTGCGTTCCATCAAGATACATACCTGTCTTATTCGCTACCCTGCATAGAGCAATATGATGCCAGTTAGTGTCAAGAAGAACACCGCCAGTATATACATCTATCTTCCACGAACCCCCTGACTTCCATCCAAAATGCAACGTTCCATTATCAAACCACATACGCCAAAAGTTACTGCTATCCTCATACTGAGTCATTATTGTTCCTGCTGCCTGACCTGTATCATCAGTCTGAAACCATAAGTCTATTGTCCTGTTGTTCACAGCACTTCCCCAAAAATCCCAATCAACTGAATCAGGAATTGTAATATAATCAGAGTCGCCATCAAACTGGCACGAGGCTGTTCCCCATTTCTTATTACCAGTATCTAATTGAGTTGTTGCATAAAATGCAGGACAATGATATGCTCCACTACCACCATCTCCTGACACATCAATAGTATCAAGATGAAGAAGTAACTTAGTATTTACATCAGCAGTATGAGCAGATGTAGGAACAGTAATGGTATCATCTGGCGTTGCATTAGGACTTGCACTGAATGAATTTGTATGAGTAATTCTAAAGTCATCCATGTAACCCGGAAAATAAACAGGATTAGCAACATAATATCCTATATAAAGAGAACCATTAAAAGCTGATCCTACCAGAGAAGTAGCATCTCCATAAGCGGTTTGAGTTCCATCAAGATATAATCCAATATCTGTTCCAACTTTTATAAGAGCTACATGATGCCAGTTTGTATCAGATATAGCACCACCATTAAAATTAAGCCAAGTCGGAGCATCTTCACCATAAAATGATAAATAATTATACCCACCCCTGCCATCATAATAAAGATGCCATCTATTTGAAACATCTTCATACTGCGTGACTATTGGATAGTAACTTCCGGAATAACTGTTTAATTTTATCCAAACATCTAAAGTAAAATTAGTTGTATTAAATATATCCCAATCGGTAGAATCAGCATCAGAAATATAATCACTATCTCCATCCAATGATAAAGAAGATTTACCCCACTTTTTCGTAGCTGTTAATAACTGTGCTGTAGCAGTATGAGCAAAGCTATGCTCACTATTACTATCATCAATAAACTCATGGCTACCATCAGGACCATCCATATGAAAAAGTAGCTTTGTATTGGTATCAAGTCCTGCCATTACACTTTCTCCGTCGTGTTAAGTGTTCCACCTATGTAAACTTTTCCGTCTGAAGCCTTATGCTCAGTAACTACTGCATCATCAATGTCAATATGAACATAATCCCCACATTGTTTTGGTGGATTCTCGTCGTGGAAGCACTCGTGGTAACGACATCTCTTGATAACAGCGATTCCGTCACCTGCACTTCCCTTGTAAAATTTATCTTTAATGTCCTCAACCAAGTTTATAAATGCTATTGCGTCTGTCTCATTATCAAATGCTACATCAAGCTCTACTCTGAATTTTGACATTGTTCCTCCTATGCGGTTTTGATAAACCTCAACGATAATGTAACTCGTTCTACCGTAGCAACACTATCAACATTGAACCTGAGTATGTCACCCTTTGATACCGAATCCTCACCACTCCAATCAGTAATATCAAGGTCCTGTGCATCCGTATCAGCAGCTATTTCAGGCTCGTGACCGTTGGTAATACTATCAGCATCAGTAGGTGGATAGTTTGCATAGGTATCCTTCCATACATCAACCTTAATACTCCCACTCTGGTCAGCCAATAATGTCCATCCAGTAAGTGTCATATTAAACGGTGCTTCAATATCACCCTTAATGCCTGTCGTTATAGCTGCACCGCCACCATCAATAATGAACTCCAATGCACCTTCACCTGTAATGGCTTGAGTGTTTGTGCCATTATAAAACTTACAACTTGTGCCATCATACCAAAAGTCGCCATCTACAGGTGTTGAGTTAGAAGGGTCGCCTGTAAGCCTAAAATGTGTGCAATCAGCATCCTGTTGTATGAGTAATGGGTTAGCTCCAACCGCTGCTGAGTTGTCATTGATAATTGATACAAGATTACGAGCAGTTGTATCTGTGCCATTTGTTCTTAAATACAAAATGCTGCCACTCGTTAATGAATTACAAGCAGAAACATTTATTACAGAGCCAGTAGTACAAGAAGGATTTTGAATGTAAAAGGCTGTTCCAGTTGAGTTTTGGTCTAACCTAAGACATACTGCTCCTATGGCTGATGTGTTGTTGTTTACTATATTAACGAGATTTCTTACATTGTTATCAGATGAATTTGAACTAACCGTAAGTCCTGAGCCTGTCGTCAAGGAGTCTACTGTAATAAATGCACCGTGTTCAGTAGTCGCTGATGTTTCAATCTTTAAACCAGTAGTATTCCCACTTGAATCAAACTCTGCAACAGGACTACCACTATCTGTAGTAGTATTTGCAACTATTGCATAATGGTCTGCATCTTGTTCAACCCAAAGACAAGTAGCACCTGTAGCTGAAGAATTATCATTCTTTATTTCAACAAGTTTACGAGATGAACTATCAGAGGAATTTGAATAAAGATAAGCCAATCTTCCTGTTGTTAAAGCACCTCCGTCAATCCTCATACCACTTTGAGTGGTTCCTTCAAAGTCTATATCCAACGGCAACCCGTTCGCATCACTATTGATGTATATACCGCTACCTGCTGTTAATGACAGCGTAAGAGCTTTCACTCCTGTAGCTGCTGCATTTGAATTTATAATCCACACAAGATTCCTCGCAGCAGCACTTGCTGAAGAAGACCTTACATAAAGAGAAGAGCCAGTCGTTAACTGATTCATCTCTATGTCTAAACCGAATCTTTCTTGTGCTGCGGTCTGTATGTGCATACCGTGAGTGTTACCTGAACTGTGAAGGTATTGAACAAACACATTGCCAGAAGCATTATGGTCTATATCCAAAGCATATTGTGCTGCATCCTGCTGAATTAACAGACACTTTGCTCCTGTTGCTGAAGCGTTATCATTGATTATCTCTACAAGATTACGAGTATTGGTATCAGCAGAATCAGAACTCATACGACAGATACGACCAGTTGTAAGACTATCAGCAATACATTGCCATATGTTATTCGTAGTAGTATCAGCGGCAGTATATAACCCTCTGCAATCTCCATTCAAGTCTTGCCTGATACCCCCACCATTGGCATCCTGTTGCATATTCAAGCACCAAGTAGCATCAGCATCAGCGTGGTCATTAATAATTTCAACAAGGTATCTTGAACTTGAATCTGACGAATTTGAAGTGACTGCCAAACCTCTACCAGTAGTAAGTGCATCTACCTCAACCAACATACCATCAAGAGTTGTAGCTTCAGAGTCAATATACAATGCCCTGTGGTTCCCGTTCTGGTCAATACGGACACCAAGATACGGAGCATCTTGCTGTATGTTAAGACAGGTTGTTGCAACCGCAGCAGTATTATCATTAGTGACACTTACAAGATACCTTGCATTTGCATCAGCACTATTAGAATATGTTTTTATTAGTTCACCAGTTGTTAACTGATTATTGACAACATATATTCCTGCTGTTGTTGTAGAACGAGTATCTACATACACAGCAGTGTTATTGGCATCTTGGTCTATATACAAACATTGAGTGCCTGTAGCACTTGCATTGTCATTGATGATTTCAACAAGCCTTCTTGAACTTGCGTCAGCGGATGCTGAACTAACCAGTAGACCGCCACCATCAGTAAGTGCATCAGCAACAATCGCTACAGCATCTGTAGTAGTATTTTCTGCATCCACATATATAGCACTACCGTTGCCATCTTGGTCAAGGAATAAACCAAACCCTGTTCCAAGATTTCCTATCTGTAAAGCATTAGGGTTGTTACTAACATCATTCTGAAACAAATCAAGAGCAGCATTGTTGTCTGTATCTGATACTGTCATTGTAACAGCACCACTATCTACATCAATAGACCGACCTACTCCTGCACCACCCTGATCATATGCCTGATCAAGAGTATTCGCAATAGCAGCTGTACCTGCGATAGTCACATCAACCTGATCATTGCCAGCATCGTCAGCAACAGTAAGGGTTATGTTCGCGCCCTCAATAAGATTAAGTTGTTTACGCGTACCAACAACTGCACCGCTATTCTTCACAACTTCAATTTTCTGAGTACTACTGTTATCAGTTACATTCAATGTAACAAAGTTACCACCATCGGTGTAAGTAATCGTACCATCGGTTCTTAGAACACCATCATTATTTGCAGCACCGAGATAACCTGGAGTAGCCGCAGCATCAACTGCTACCGTTGGTTCGCCCTGATCACCTTGAGTACCTTGAGTTCCCTGGTCCCCCTGAGTACCCTGATCTCCCTGTGTGCCTTGAGTTCCTTGATCGCCTTGAGTTCCTTGCGTACCTTGAACACCTTGCGTCCCTTGTGTCCCTTGATCCCCTTGATTCCCCTGATCTCCTTGGGAACCTTTTGCTGCCATTACGTCCCAAACTGTAGCCCATGACCCGCCAACACCAGGCTCTGTTGAAGCGTCAGAAGTATGATCAGCAGTACACATATACGAAGAACCATCGTTTTCAACGCCATCATCTACCTGATAAGAAGTTGCTGTAGCCCACGGCCCTTCCCATTCAACCGAACCAACAAATCCTTGAGGTCCCTGCGCGCCCTGAGCACCAGTATGTCCCTGTGCCCCCTGTACTCCCTGCGGTCCCTGCGTTCCCTGGTCACCTTGAGAGCCAGTCATTCCTGTAAATCCCTGATTCCCCTGGTATCCTTGATCGCCCTGATCACCCTGATCTCCTTGGTTCCCCTGTGGCCCAGGTACTCCCAACTGAGCAGTCATGGCATCAAGTCTATCCCGTACAGTTGCATAACTCCCAGATGGTAAAGTCCCTAATTCCGTCTCTATAGCTACAATTTCAGCATTCTCTGCTGTATGTAACGCTGCATGAGCTGGGCTGTTCAGTTTATCTGAAGCTACAGGATCTGTGAAACTTTTAATACTATTCGGATAATCTGCCATTGTCTCCTCCTATTTCAATCAGCCCAGGTATTCGTATGCCTTCTTTCACAGCAATCAGATGGGCCCTTGTATACAGTATGTTATGTGTTTCATGGAAGCGGCTCGGAAAGTAATTGATAAGCCTGCTCTTCTGAAAACTCCCTTTAAATTCCGGTATATATTTCGCATATTTGTCCTTCGTGTAGTACCAAAAACTATTGGAATTCCACTTACTTTTATGTGTTGGGTCCTGGAAAGCACCCCTGCCATCAGTTGAAGGCACCTCAATCATCATGAATCCGCCCGGAGCAAGCACCCTATAGGCCTCAGACATAGTAAAAACAGGGTCTTTTAGGTGCTCCACGGCGTCCACGGCCCTCAATAAGCCAACTGAATCGTCAGGTAGGGGCCATGACCCTTCCAAATCTACACAACCGCCCTCAGGCAGCCTGTCCAGCGCAAAGTAGCCCTTTTTAGGATTTGTTCCCCCGCAAAGGTCAACCTTCTGGAGGCGATTGTCATCGCACCACTTCTCTACCAGGAGAGTGATGTATATATCATAAACATTGTGAGTAAGCACCTGGATTTCTTTATTGAACTTCCTGAACGATTGCCCCTTGTACATACGGTACAGATAAAGGCAACGCGGGATATGGTGCATCTTAGTGTTCATGTACGTCCGGCATATCAGATCATGATCATCAGACGCCAAAAGGTCAGAGTTGTGTCCACCTATCTTGTCGTAAACGTCTTTGCGCCAAGCTCTTATGTGATTTGGTGCCCAGTAAATGTATCTCAACGCTTGAGGCGTTGGGTCCCACGCGTTGG